GCGATTAAATTCCGCCTCTCCTAAGAGGCTCCGAACCGAAACAGTGCGTGCACAAACTAGTTTACCCTTCGGCGTAACTAGGGCTGCCTCCTCTCCGAATATAAATCCGAGAGGGGCTTCCAAGTCCTTTCCGGGACTAGGAAACCCACCTGTCCTTAAAAGAACATTTGTGTACCGATCCGAAACCGATCTAGGCAACAGGGCGACATAGTCGTCACCTATTACCCTAAAAAGGTCTCGGATCCACTTCGGCTCCATTAGACCGGACTCTTCCCACGCTCTAGCATGCATCCACATATTGTAAATGCAGAGGATGGGCCACGACGTCGGGATCCCCATCAGGATCCCTCTGCTCGTGACCTCCGTCCCCGAAGGCCAGGTACAACGTACGTTGTCGACACTCTCCATCAGGAGAGCCGAGGCAGTGAAGTCAGCCGACCCCACTCCTACCAAAATACCTTCAGCTATTGCGCGGCACAAATCTCTAGGCATGAGGTCTGTCGCACTCTTTAGATCTGCTGACCGAAAGGTCCAGCCGTCTTTAATTCCCTGGCCGAAGCCAGCGGAATGGACAGCTTCAACGAACTTTTCGCGTTGATCGCAGTCATGGAGTGCGTCTGTCACCGCTGGATCTTTTCCCAAAAGATCCAGGAGGAGAGTGTTCCAAAGCTGGAGACCAGCCACGTAAGCCCCTTCGGACTTCGTGACAACTCTAACTTTACACCCTCGCTCAAGGACTGGCAAAGCCGTGCAAGGACGAATATTATCCTCGTACGAAAGGCCGGAGAAAATCGCTTCCCGAAGGAATAACGTTTCTCTAACGACCTCCCAGTCCTCCAGTGACAACCCATATTCTTCCGAATAACGGGTAGACCAGAGGTACATTACCTCATCACGCCTAGCCCGTCCCCCCTTTGCCTCCAATACTGTCTGGGATGCTACCGAAATTGCTTCCCACGGTTCTCGGAACAAAGAGGGAACGAGCGAGTTTAACGTCTCGCTATCCACCTCTTCACGTCTGAAAGCTTCTGCCTGGGACCGAAGGAAACCTAATTGGCCTCCTTCTTTCCTAGACGCTTCCAGACACGCACTCCGGCCCACTCGAAAGCGTGCCGTTGCGCGTCCCCGTGAATTCAATCTGGCGATTA